CCAGACTGTTGGCGGACTCGCCCTCGGCGGCGGTGAAGTAGCCGCCCGCCTTCAGCCCATGGGCGAGGCTGGCCGCGTCCTGCGCCGCCAGCGCGCCGGGGTAGTGCTTGGTGAGCAGGTTGACGTAGGCATCGGCGCTCTGCAGGGGCGTGTCGTAGGCAGCGAAATCCTGATTCATGTTGGTGCCGCCGTACTCGCCCTCGTGCGTCATGAGCGTCTGCGACTTGTCGCCCGGTGTCGCCTTGATGCCGAACAGCTCGTTCCCCGGCGCTTTGCCGAAATTCGACTCGCTGCCCGCCATGGCGGTCACCAGGGTCGGGTCGATGCCGGTCTTCTGGCTGATGTACTGGGCGTACGGGGCAAAGCTCTTCGCGAACGCCTCGCGGCTCGAGGAGTCGATGGAGCCGGCCGGGGCACCGGTGGAGGAGGAAATTTCACCGGTGCCCAGACCCGCGCTCGAGAGCGCCGCCGCCTGATCCGGCTGGGGAGGAGGCTGAAACGTCGGCGGCGTCCAGCTCGAGGCGAACTGCTGCGGATCGGCGCCAGCGGCGGCGGCAGCGTTGAGCCCTTTGCCGAACATGTCCTGGGTGTCGGTGACACCCTGGCTGATCGAGTTGTTGAAGCTGGTGGCGAACTGCTGGACGTTGCCGCCGGCCTGGCCGACCGCGTTGAGCGCGTCGCCGAACCACTGCATCGGGCCGGCGTCTGCTGGCGCTGCTGGCGCGACGGTCTGGTCTGGCTGCGCCGGTTGGGCTGGCTGTGCCACCACGTCCGGGGAGAAACTCGCCGGCGGCGTGACACCGGGAGAACCCGTCGACCCCGGCCCGCCGGGGAGTTGGTCCGGCTGGCTGGGGGTCGACGGGGCCGCCATCAGCTCCGGCGCGAAGCTCGCCGGTGGGGCGACAGCCGGCTCCTGCGGCGGTGGCTCCGGCGCGGGGGGTGGAGGCGGCGGTGGCTCGGGCGCTGGAGGTGGAGGGGGCGGCGTGTCTGGCGTCTGGCTCAGCGACTTCTGGAGGTTGTCGGTGGTCTGGCTGGCGACGTTCCCCAACGCATCCAGACCGGAGATCATGTGATCCGACGTGGCGTCGAAACCCAGCGTCGAGATCTTGTCGTCTATCTGCTGGCCGAACTGGGCGGCCTGATAGTCGATCCAGTCGTCGTTGGGGATGTCGGGCAGGGTCACCAGCTAGACCAACCGGAAGCTCCCGGTCTGGACGCCGCCGCCGCCCGCCGCGTACTTGGGCAGCGACTGGTTGTACAGGTCGTTGATGTCCTGCTGGTTGTAGCCAAGCTGCCCGTACATGCCCTGCAGCATCTGCTTCTGGCTGGTGGTCATGTTGTTGTACGCCTGGGGCGCAAGCTGGCTGGGCGCGGGCAGGTTCTGCGCCTGACGCATGTAGTCCTGATAGCTGGTGGTCGTACCCGGCGCTATCGAGCCCATCTGGCCGGGCGCGGGCGCGCCGCTGCCGTTCTGCTGCGCCTGGGCGGGCGAGTAGCCGCCGCCACCGGCTACGGCTCCCGTGCCGGCACCGGGCAGCGCGTTCATGTTCTGGCCGGTGGTGCTGGGTCCGCTTACCCATTGCGCCGGACTCATGTACTGGCCACCGCTCACACCGCTGGCGCCGGCGCCGACCAGTGACTGGAGGCTGGCCGCCTGTGGCGTGCCGGTCACGCCGCCGCCGGGGATGTACGCGCCCGCCGCCGCGCCGACCAGCCCCTGGATGCCCTGCGGCGTGGAGCCCAGCACCTTGAGGTAGTTGCCGTAGTCGGCCGGGCCCTGGAGCTGCGAGAGGAGCTGGAGGTAGTTCTGGGCGGTGCCCTGCTGGAACTGGGCAGTCTGCAGCGCCTGGTTGAAGAGCTGCTGCTGGTACTGCGGCGTGTACATCGACTGGCCCATGTTTCCCCACTGGGACTGGTCCACCGTCTGTACACGCGCCGGGTCCGCCTGCTGGCCATTGGCCCAGTTGGCCACCGGCATGCCCGCCGCCGCCGCGTCGGCGAGACTGTTGAACGACCGCACCTGGCCGTTGGCTGACACCTGGCCGTAGGCGCCGGTGTTCGGATCCTGCAGCCAGGCGCCCGCCTGGTAGGGCGAGTACGTCGTCATGCCCGTCAGGCCAGCCTGTTGCTGCTGCATGGCCATGGTCTGGGCCTGGGTCGGCTGTTGTCCGAACGCGCTGGTGCCAAGCTGGCCGGCGATGTCCTGATAGCCCTGCAGCCGGCCCTGGCTCGCCTGCTGGATGGCGGCGTTGATGCCCTGCATCGCCTGGGGCGAGGTCAGGTTCTGCCCCTGCAGCCCCTGCGTCATCGAGTGGAAGACGTTCTGGTTGTAGTCGCGGCCCAGCGACGCCTGGAGCGCCTGGTCGATCTGGCCCAGGTTGACGCCGGCGCCGATGGTGCCCTGCTGGTCGTAGCCGGTGGGCGTGTAATAGCCCGACAGCGCGGCGTAATTGTTCTGGGCGGTCTGCTGTTGGGTGAATTGCTGGTTCTGCGCGGCGAGCGTCTGCTGGTACTGGTTCGCCGGCGCGGCGGCGTTGCCATATAGGCTGGCCCACTGGTTCATCTGGGCCATCGTTGGCGTGCCCGCACCAGGCATCCCAGCGCCACCTGGGCTGGTGCCGAAGGTCTGGGCCGATGACATCGCGTTGGCAAACGCAGCCTGAGCCTTCTGGAAGGCAAGGGTGTCCGCGTCGCCGGCAAGCTTGGAATTCAGGTACTGCTGGTTGGCGGCGTTCTGGGCAACCTGCGCCGAGAGCTGGTTTGCCTGGAGGTCGGTGTAGGTCATACCGGCCATGCGTTATTTCCTTCCGCCCACCTTGATGCTCGGGTATCTGGACTTCACCCGGCGCTTGATCTGCGCGCGCTCACTGGGCGAGGCGTTCTGCGCCGCACGGCTGAGCGCATTCCGCGCGCGGCCGATGGTGTCGAGCGGGTACTTCTTCTTGCCCGGCAGGCCAAAGGAACTGGACGGCAGCGACCGCCGTCTGGCGGCAGAGATGGCCATCAGGCGAATCTCCCGTTACTCGCCGCGCGCTTCCGCCGCCCCGGCGGCTTGTAGCGGGGGATCTTGAGCTGTGCCTTGCGGAGCATGATCTTGCGGACTTCCTCGGGGATCAGGGGCGCGGCGTTCGAACGGCTGGTATTCGGCATCAAGCGACTCCTGCGGGCACGGGCGGGGCGCCGGTCATCGCCTCTGGCGGCGGTCCGGGCGGTGGTGGTGGTCCGGGCGGTGGTGGTCCTGGCGGCGCACCGATAGTGGGCATCTGCGCGCCAGGCGGCGGGGCTGGGATACGGAGGTCGGGGTAGGCTTTGATCACAGCGGTGTACACCTGGCGGAAGCCCTGCGGCCCCAGGCGGTTCATCTCCTGCGTCCGCCCCGACGTGTTGGGCGAGCCGTCCGTGTTGAAGAGCTGCGCGCGGTAGTACTCGAGCTTCTGCCCTTCGGTCAGGAGCGCGGCGAAGGGCGCCACGCCCTGCGGCGCCATGGCGGCGGCGAGCTGATCGCTCATGTCCTCGAGCCAGTAAGCGAGGTCGGTGGCGATCACGTCGTACGGGTCGTACTTGGCGTAGGGCATCAGCCGGGCATGCCTCCGGGTGGCGGGTGCATCGGCATGTTCGGCACCACGGGTGCGCCGGAGACGCCGCCCTGCCGGACAGGGACGGACACGGGCGGCGGTCCCTGCGGCGCCGGGATCCCCTGGCCAGGTGACGGCACCGGGTTGCCGGGTATGCCGCCCGGATTCCCCTGGCTCGGTGGCTGGCCGGGGATCTGACCACCGCCGGTCGGGAACGACAGCGCGTTGGGCGGCGGCATGCCGGCCATCTCCTGCGGTGACGGTCCGCCCTGACCCGGTGCCTGGAGCGTGCCCAGTTTCTGGAACACCAGCTCCTTGAGCTTCGACTGGATCTCGGGCGTCTGCTTCATGGCGATGAGCAGGTTGCTGCGCTCGATCTCGTCCGGATTTCCACCCATCTCCCGCTGCGCGTCTTCCAGGGTGGTGAGTTTCAGGTTCAATTTCTCGGCGATGGCGCGGGTTTTGACTACATCATCCGATGGGGTGGAGATATCGATGTGCGCCTCGTAGCGGTGGACCCCGGACAGATCGTCCGGACCGATGCCGACCCAGCCCGCCTTGAACTGCGGACTGCCGCGCTTCGGGCCGTTCTTCGTGGGCCTGGGCAGCTCCTCGGCCCAGGCGTACACGTCCTCGCCGATGCGGTGCTCGATCAGCCAGCTCTCGAAGCCGGTGCGCATGCCCAGCGCGGTCTGCGCGTTCCGGACAATCGGATCCCAGGCCAACCTGGCCAGGTAAGCCGCCTGATTCATGGCATAACCTGACTGCTCGCCCGCGACCACGCCCTGCACCACCGTAGGCAGCGCGAGCTGGATCATGCTCTGCACGTTCTGCAGCAGCTCGGTCAGCATCGGCCCGCCGCGCGGCTGGTCGACCGGCGCGATGTCGTACGGGTAGATCGTCCCTGGCTCGATGGGCTCGGCGGCCTGGCGCTCGCGTCCGTCGCCCCCGAACGGCGCGCCGCCGGCGGGGATCGACGGTACGCTGTTCGGGGGGCTGGTCCGTTTGAACGCGGGGAAGCCGGTCATGTAGGCGCCGTTCCCCTGGATGGTGAGCAGGCTGTCGAGGAGCGGGAACAGATCGAGGAACTCATTCAGCACGCCCATGCCCGCGCGACCGGGCAGGCGGCTGTTGGTGGTGATGCCGTAGCAGTGGAAGTACGGTCCCTTGAGCGTCTTGAGCACCGGGTCGCCGTAGCCATGGTTGAAGCTCTTGACCAGGGTGCCGTTGCCCAGGCTGGTGGCGCCGCTCGACTGCTGACCGGGCCCGATGCACACGATGTTGCAGAGCTGGTAATCCCACGCCTCGATCACGGTCAGCATCTGGTTGCTGCCGCGCATCAGGCGCGAGTAGTTGCCCTCGGCCAGCCCCATCGCGCGCGGATCGAGATCCTGCCAATCCTGCGGGTCGATCACCCGCCCGTGCCCGTCCATGCCCGTGCCGAAGCACTGCAGCGCCTCGAGGTAGGGCACCTGTTTGATCTCGACGGCGGCGGCGAAGCCGTTCTCGTTCTTCGAGTAGTAGAACGTCTCCGGCGGCACGTCGATTGACGCGATGGGGTAGGGCGCCTGGAGCTTCAGCTCCTCGGTGGTGCGATGGTAGACGCGGTCCTTGGCGTCCTGATCGTATTCGCGGTCGTACTCCAGCTCGGCCTCGATCTCCTGGGCGCGGGTGGTGTACTCGGACCAGGCGGTCTTCGTCCGCTCGATAGTCTTGATGATGCCCTCGCCCTTGGTGGCCAGCGCGTACATGAACAGCCGCAGGAGCTGGGCGTTGGCCTCCTGCTCCTGGCGGTGCCAGCTCGCTTCGAAGAAGTGCTCCCTGAGCGTGGCGTTCTGCTGCGCCATGTCGCCGAAGGCAATTGGCCTGAACTGGATGGTGAGCGGGTTGGTGGTGAGCGCCGCCGCCACGGTGTTGGCCATGTGGATGGCGAGCGGACTCCGCACCTCGAGCGCGGTCTTGCGGTACGCCTGCGGGATGTCGACACCGCCCTCCATGAACAGCACCTCATCGATCCTGGCGTAGAGCGCGTCGCGGTCGCGGAAGCGGTGGCGCAGCTCGTCGGCCAGCTCGGTGGTCTCGTCGGCGGCGGTGCTGTCGCCGTAGCCGCTACGGGTGGCTGTCGCCATCACCGTCTCTCGGGCACCAGAGGAGCATCGGATCGTCCACGTGCTGGTCGCGCCAGACCGCGCCGGCGGCGAAGCAGCTCATGAACAGCCACTCGAGCCGCTCGCTCACGGCGCCCTCCTCCGGCTGGTCGCGGGTCCAGCAGGCCAGCGTGTGGTACGCATTGTCGGCGGCCCAGTGCATAGCCCGGTGGCTGCTGGTAGGCATGTACTGGACGGGCGGAACCGGCATCAGCGTGGGGGGCGGGTGGCGCCCAGTGCCTGTCCACGAAAACCCCCGCACGGAGTCCGCAGCTTCAGCTTCAAGACGCCACCCTCAGGCACCCCGTCGGGTGCCACTGGCCGGCTCTTGGGGATGGGGAATTGGAGGCACCCCTCCGCCGGCCATGTCCTCATCGCGGCTCCACGGTCACGCGCTGCGGCACGCCGCCGCCAGGCTGACCGGGCACTGCCTCGGCGCACAACCCGTAGCGGGCCGCGTCCGCCGCGTGGTCATCGATCTTCGTGTGGCCCACCTTGTCGGCCACGTCCTCCGGATCGAATGGGTCGCGCACCAGCGCGGGCAGCTCGCGGATCAGGTTGGCGCAGCTCTTGAAGACCTTCCAGCGCGGCGGGTGCTCGGCATCGTGGGCGAGCGCTCGCCGCATTACCGCCCAGCCCTGCTTGCGGTTGTTCTGCCCCGGCCAGATCCCGTCGTAGGTCAGGTTCGCCACGCCGCGCTGCCCGTAGACCTGGGCGATGGATGGCCGCTGCTGCTCGGTCCGCGCGTTGAACATGCTGGGGTCGAGGACCACCTGGCGCAGCCACTCGCCGCTCGAGTGGCGGATGATCATGTCCGCCTGGGTCTCGTCTCGGACGCCGGCCGCGTACAACTCGCGGTAGGTGAAGATGCTCCGCGTTTCGGGCTCCCGCGCATGCCACAGCGCGCAGAACGGCGCCGCGAACCCGTAGTCGACACTCACCCACTTCGGCCAGTGCTGCGGGATCTCGCGCGGCTCAACCACGTGCAGCTCGGGGTTCCACTCCGTGAAGTACATGCCCTCCGCACTCGTCCACAGCCCCAGCCGCAGTCGCTGGTACAGATACCCCGGCAGGTTGTCCAGCGCCGCGAGGTACTCCTCCGTGACCGTGGGGTTGTCCTCGTGCTTCGACTCCATCAGCACGCACTGGCCGCGATCACAGCGCTGCTTCAGCCAGTGGTTGGGGTCACCAGGGTTGCAGTCGCTGATGAGCTGCTGATAGCTCAACACTCCGTTCCGCAGGCGGCTCAGCAGGATGCCCCAGTCCACCTCCGTACACTCGGTCGCCTCCTGCACGTAGATGATGTCGAAGTCCGTCGACAGCACCTTGCGCGGATCGTCCAGCCCCGCCACCACGATCTTCGCCCCATTGGGATAGCGGAACTCCTGATCCCCATCATGCCAGTGGACCGCGCTCCGCTCCGGCAGCACCTTCTCCTGAAACGTGGTCATGGCCGCCTGGGTCAGGCTCGCCCGCACCTTGCGGATCATGGCCGCCCTGATCGGCCGCTGCATGCAGATCGCGTTCAGTTTCTCGAGGCAAGCCCGGCTCTTGCCAGTGTTGGCAGGACCACACAGCAATACCTCCCGCCCCTTGTAGTGCATCAGGTCCAGCGCCGTACCTCTGGGCTGATAGGGCCTGGTGGCAGGGTCGATCCTGGCGGAAATTTGGTGTGTGGATTTTTCAGGGGTGCGGGTCAAACCGGAATTTGATTTTTTTCTACTCGGTGGATCGCCTTCCGGTTTGGGCCGGCCGCGCCCGCCTGGCCCCAGGGGTGGGGGTCGAACGGATGTTTCGCGGTTAGAACGCGCGTTCGTGGAGCGGACGTTCGGCTGGACAGACTGCACAATCACCCACCGGTCACATAACTGTGAAGCGAAGCACTACGCTTCAATGGTCCAGCTCTCACAGAAGATCAGCCGGGTCGAACCCTGCTACTTGCTTGACTACGCTCGAAACGTTGAGATCAAGCCTATCCCGGTATTTCTCTGGCCGAGCTGACCGCAAGAGATTCCACAGCAAGGCATCCGAGTAGACCGTCTCGTATCCCACGAGCTGTCCCTGCTGATAAACCGGCCGCTCCGTTCCTTGCCGAGCCCGGCGCACTGCTTCTGCCTCTAGGGTGTCTGCGAACGTCGACCGCGCTTGGTTCTCCCGCATGGCGAACGTCTCCGACATCTCACGCCATGCGTAGACCGTGTTAGCGCTCACCTTCGCTGCCTTACACCCGGCCGTTAGCGTTCCGACTGCCTCTAGCGCCTTTAGGTAGCGCTCTTGCTCTTGCTTCGCACGCGCGTCGACCGTTTCCCGGTCTGTCCCAGACTTCGACCGGTCGCGTGCTAGGCGCTTCTGAACCGTGCCGTTCGGCATCACAAATTCCCGTTCCGGCGCCGGCCAGGCCTGCATCTCAGGCACATCTCGCCGGCCATGCTGCGCCGAATATCGGCCATCCGGCAACGGATCCGGCCAAAGACGGTCATAAACCTTGCACAGCGCGTGCCACTATGGCACACTAGCGCTCATGACGACATCTCCCGTCTCCCGGCCGTCGACCGTTGCACCGGTCTACGCTCCGACCGCACACCCGGTGTGCGATCCGACCGGCGCATCCTATACGCGCCGCTCTTCGTTCTCCGCGAAGTACCTGCAAACGCACCATGGCTTTAGCAATCTGTTCACCCCGGACGGATACAACCCGAAGACTGCCAAGGGACGCGCCAAGGGATGGTATTCCGCGATCCAACATTGGAGCCCGGCGCGTAAGGGATTCTCGCCGACTACCGGCGAGCTGACTAACGATGGCGCGCAAGAGGGATGCTCCGACCGTTCCGGCGGTTGCACGTTCTCATGCCTGGACACTGCCGGGCAAGGCGGCATCGTTCTAAAGTCGGGCAAGCCATCGGAGATTCACCTCGCCCGGGCATGGCGCAAGCACATGTTTTTCTACCATCGGGCCGAATACAACGACTTGCTAATAAGCGAAGTCGCACAGACTGTGAGACGCGCCGGCTATCGCGGACTCACCCCGGCCATGCGTCCCAACGGGACATCCGATATGCGATGGGAAGTCCTCCGCATGAACGACGGCCGGACCATCTTCGCACACTTCCCGGATGTGCAGTTTTACGATTACACGAAGCACGCTGACCGGGTGATCAAGCACGCGCGCGGTCTCATGCCGGCCAACTATCACCTTACGTTCTCCCGGTCGGAGACTAACCAAGACGCGTGCTTGCGCGTGCTTGCGGCCGGCGGGAATGTGGCAGTCGTCTTCGCGGTCAGCTCGCATAAGCGCCGCGATGGCACGCTGGCGCCGCTCCCGGCCACGTGGCACGGATACCGGGTAGTCGACGGAGACGAAGACGACTTGCGGTTTCTTGACCCGGCCGGCGTCGTCGTCGGACTGCGCGCCAAGGGACGCAAGGCGCCGAAGGATACCTCCGGTTTCGTGGTCCACCCGGGCCCGGAGAACGCGTAAACCGCCTACCGGGCGCGCTCACGAAGACGCGCCCGGCATTCCCCATTGGAGCATCTCCCCATGGACAGTAAACGATTCAAGCTTGGCACGCATCGCGGCGCGCGCCGCGTATGGATTCAAGGCACGCAATTGACCGCTGCAGGATTCGCGCGCGGTCGGGCCTACACGGTGGTCACCTTCCCGGATGGCGGCATGGAATTGTCCCTCACCCCGGATGGCGAACGACGCGTCGCCGGCACGGACAAGCGCCCGATCATCGATATCAACAGCCGGCTATTCGCTGACAGTGTCGCGTATGTGCTCGTGACGTTCGGCGAGGGGCAGCTCCGCATCTCCCCGGAGTCTCCCCAATGAACCCGATCAACATGGATACCATCGCCGACCACATCATGACTGCAGGCTACTTCGCATATGTCGAGCATACCGGCGGCGGCGTCATGACCATTTACGCATGGCGTACCGGTGGCGAGCCGAACCGCGACGCGACCGGTCGCCCGGTACTCGGCGAGCCGGACGTGATGGCGGGCCCCGGCGTTATTCGCGAAGACGCGCCGCAGGCAAGTCGTCTCGACTTCTATACCGGCCGCACTGCGGTCGACGCGGCCGCCATGGAATGGGGCGCCGACGATTACCAGACCGATATGCGCGCGTGGTACGAAGACGGGCCCGAAGGCGCCTGCACACTGACGGAGCGTCAGCTCGCCGATGTGATCGTCTGCCAGCTCCGCGCCGCGACCGCGCAATTTGGCGAGCGCGTCTGGGCCGACTTCGACTGACAGTCGAAACGTGACGCTTCCGAAGACGCGTCACGTCTGACCGGAGCTGGCCGCCCGGCACTGATGAGACTGGCCACGAGAGGACATCTCCACTCTGATGGGAAGCATCGTTATCACCGCCGCGCAGCACGCCGGCGAGTGGAATCACCCCGACATTCTGACGTGCGAAGACGCGTCGCGCCCCGGTGGCTGCGATCAGGCGGCGAGCGTCGTCTGGCATGACGGTACTGGCGAAGACGCGCCATTGTGCGCGCAGCACGCCGGCGAGTGGCTGGCCGACGCCGCCGACCCCGGCTCTGACAACTTCGTGGGGCGCCGGCCATGAGCGCGCGTCTGTGCGTGGTCAGCTCGCAGGGTATCTGCTGCGAGGGTGACTACAACGGCGCCGCCTGCACGTCCGACTGCGCATGTGGCGGCGCCCGCCCGACGTGCAGCAACGTCCGCTGCCCGCTCGCGACGACGCGTCATGACCCGCGCGGCGGGCTGTGCGGGTACTGCCGCTCGCTTGGGATTCAACCATGAGCGGTCAGGTTGCAGGGGGCCGGCGATACAGCCGGCCCTACCGCTCGCTTCGTGCCTTCGCCGACTCTGGCATGACCGCCGACGAGTGGAAGCGCGCCCACGATCAGGAGCGCCAGGCCGCCGTCGAAGCTTCGCGCGACTCGGCAAGACGCGCTATGGATCGTGGCGCGCTCATCACGAGCATGCGCGAAGCCATGGGCTGGTCCTATCGCGAGCTGGGAAGACGCCTCGACGTTTCGCCCAGCTCCGTGCGCCGCTGGGAGCTGGACGGTGCGCCGCTCATCGCCTACCACGCGGTGCGCGACATTGTGCGAGGTGAGCCATGAGCCGTTACTACGTGGCCAGGTTCGGCGCGCCGCTGTTCTTCGTCGCCGACGACGACGATCAGGCGCGCCTGATTCTCAACCACATCGCGGAGCACATCCTCGACGCGCCGCTGCCGCACGGCGCCACGTGGACAGCGGTGGACGACGCCGAGCTGTTCGAGTCTGTCGAGCGCGACCAGCCGCTCCGGCCGGTCGCGACTGACCGGGAGACGCGCTATGCGCCGGTCAGCTCGAGCGCGGCCCGCGACTGCCCCGCCTGCGCCGACCACGCGCGTCGACAGAACTACCCACGGGAAGACGCGTCATGACTCGGAAGGTGAAGGTGACCGTCATTCTGGACGACAGCCAGATCCTGTTCGGCGGCGTGGTCGAAGGAGGCCCGGACGATGGCGAGCGGATCTCCTTCATGGTCCGGCCCGAGCAGGGCGGGTCGGCCATCATGCTCAAGCTGCGCGAGCCCAACACCGACGTGTACGTGGAGCTGCCATGACCGTCACGCGGTGGGGCCAGTACCTGACCGGCTTCGCGCTCGCCTGCCTGGTGCTTCTGGCACTCAACCTCAGGACGCAGCCCATCGTGGGCATCGGGCCGACGCTCGTGCTGGTCGGGCTCGTGGCCATGCTCGTGGTCGGCGTGGTGCTCCTGCTGCTTGGGAAGACGCGCCAGCGTCAGTAGCGCACGTCGACCACCACGTCGGGCGGCAGCGCGAGCTGCGTCCACTGCGGGTCAGTCTCCTCGTGAGGCTGGCCCGCTTTTGTGTGTGCGTCGACCGCGACCAGCCGGTGGCCGAGCCATTCCGCGACCGGCGCGACCACGCCGTTGCCGATCATGCGGTAGCGCGGCGTGTCGGCCAAGCCGTCGACATCGGTCCAGCCATCAGGCCAGCCCATCAGGCGTTCACACTCGAGCGGCGTCAGACGCCGCACGCCGCTCGAGACGATCAGGTTGTCCTGTCCGTCACCGCGTGGTCCACGCCAACCGTGGTGTCCGTCAGACGCGGTGAGCGGCGTCGCGAGGACGTACGTCTGCTCGCGGTCGTAGTGCTTCTGCTGGGAGCTGACCGCATAGCCAATGTCGTCAGCGCCGCCATCAGCTTTGTCTCCAGCGGTCGGCCACGCGCGGCGGCGCGCCGCAGGATACCCTCCGCAGCTCTCGCAGACAGCCAGTACCTGCTGGGCAGGGTGCGGGTCTCCAAGACAGCCGACAAGGAACACCCTCTTACGACGCTGGGCGACTCCGAACCATCGCGCGTCCAGAGTCCGCCACGCCACGCCATACCCGAGTTCATCCAGCGCCAGGAGGATCGTGGCGAAATCGCGCCCGCGATGACTGCTAAGAAGTCCGGGAACATTCTCAACGACGCACCATCGTGGCCGCAGATCGCGCAGCACTCGTTCAAACTCAAACCAGAGTGAGCTGCGAGCACCGGAAAGGCCGCGCCGCCGACCGGCCAGGCTGACATCCTGGCATGGGAATCCGCCGTAGACGAGATCCACACCGAGCGGGTGACCAACATCTCGGACATCCTTCAGCCGCGGAATTTCCGGAAAGCGCCGCTCGAGCACGGCGCGACACTGCGGGTCACTTTCAGCCTGCAGGATAGTCCGGATGCCGGCCCGCTCGAATCCCAGCTCGAAGCCACCGACGCCGCTAAACAGACTCACTGCTCGCACGCTTGCTCCACTGCCTTGCGTGCGGACAGCTCCTGAAGTGCGACTCACGCGTCGGCTCGCCGTCGACCACGTCGTACGGGCACGCCTTGTCCTTGTCCGTGGTCGACCAGTAGATGTCGGCGCCGCAGCTCCGGCAGGACTCGATCACGCGGGTACGGCCAGTCTTCGGATCCTTGACCAGGGCCATTCCTTGTCCTCCAGCTCGAACAGGCACTCATCGCAGCCGTGGCTTGGGAAGCAGTGGCAGGGCTCGAAATGCAGATGCGCGCAGTCGCCCGGCAGGCTGCACATCAGGCACCGCATGCGGCGCATGTGCTCCATGTGCCCACGGCACTGGTGCGTGTGCTCGCCGTACCGCGTGGCGTGCCAGCTCCCTGGCGCTACTTCAACGATCACACGATCCTCCGCTTGTCCAGCTCACCCTTGAGCACTGCCACGTGGTCGATGCCCTTCGGCAGCGGGCGGTGCTGCACGCCCGACTCCAGGCACCTCGGGCACGCCTCCGGGTGGTCGTAGTCATGGCCGGTGGAGTCGACGCACCGCGAGTGGTCGTACACCGTCACTTCTCCTGTTGAGACATCAATGCTGCTGGGGCTGGTGGAGCACATGCGACAGCCGCAACGCCGCACGCCACCGCCGCACGCCGGACAGGTCAGCGCCTGGCCGAAGTCCGGGTGCGAGGGCTCGAAGTCTCGACGGATGAAGCCGCGTCCCTGGCAGTGCCAGCAGTCGCTCAGCTCGACGCCGTTGGGCATCGGCACGTCGGGCTCGCGCGGCACCACGCTGAGCGCGCCGTGCGCCGCCTGGTCGCGCCGCAGATCGCGCTCGAGCCAGCGTCGCAGCCCGGCCGCCGAGTCCGCGCCGCCCTCCATCTGCCAGCGCTGGACCGACCGCACGAACGCGTCCACGTTGGCAAAGCGCGCCTTGTATTCCTTGCCGATTTCCTGCGCCTCGTCCTTGGTCAACATCGCACTGTCCTCGTGCGCGCGCGCGAAACCGGCTTGCGGTTCACCAGCATCAGCAGCACTACACACACTCCGGAGACGACCGGAGAGACCGTCTCCTCTATCGGATTGGATTGGATTGGATTGGGTGCCGTCCGGGCTGCGCCGGAATCACACGTCCGGCCGGACGCCGGAATCCGGCCGGACGTGGCCGTTCGACTTTCGACTCTCTGCGTACTTCCGTTTGCGCTCCGCGTTGGCCGCTCGCTCAGCCATCACGTCGGCCCGCGACTTCTGGTACTGCAGGTAGTCATGGATGGCGTAGCCCTGGCTCGCCGGCTCGAACAGCCCTTGCTTGAGCAGCACCTTGACCGCTGCCTGCACACCCGGCAGCGCCGGCAGCGCCCGCGCTGGCACGTACCCGTCGCTGAGTACGTGCGCGCAGTAGCTCAGCGACCAGGCGTACAGCCCCATCGCTGGCAACCCGGCCGCGAGCAGCTTCGGGTTGCCATGAGCATCGTCACTCCACAACGCGTACGGCATGCCTAGCCCGGTGGCATCAGGTTGGCAACCTGGGCCACCCGCGTCGCCCAGTCTTCCCACGCCCGACTGTTCTCCTGGCCGGCGATCTCCGTGATCACCTCGCACTCGCCATAGCCCAGCTCTGCCAGCTCGCCCGTGCGACCGGTCAGCATGCGCAGCACGTACTTCGCTTCCGCCTTCCGCTTCGGACCGTCACCCAGGCACTTCACGATCACCGTGCCGGCCAGGTTCTGGATCGCACGGTTGGCCCGCAGCCGCCGGTCCTGGCGCGCCTCCATCTTGTTGCGCACCCACTGCACCCAGGCATGCACCTCGTCGCGGTCGGCCGACTCCACGGGCGGCGCCCGGAGCTCCGGGGCCGCTCCGGGCGGCTCCGGGGCCGGCTCCACGTCATCGAACGCGGTCGGCTCTGGCTCCGGCATCGTCTGATGACCGGCGGCCGTCTCTTCGCTCACCTCGCCCGGCACCGTCGTCGCCTCGATCACCTCGCCGGTGCTGGTGTCGACCGCTTCCAGCCCAGCCACCGGCTGACCCGTACGGTCGACGTAGTGCGTCGTTTCCACCTTCATCTCGTCGCGCGCCGGTGGCGATGGGAATTCGTCGGCAAACCATTCATCCGTCATCCGCTTGTAGCGCGCGGCATCGCGCTCGACATCGCTCGCTTCGGTGTTGGCCGCGTCGACCAGCCGCTCCCATTCCTCGTCGTCCGGCACCTCCTGGCCGAACGCCAGGCGGCTGGCGCGAGCGATGGCGCGCTTCTCGGCCATCTCGGAGGGGTAGCTCTGTACCGGCGTCGGCCCACGCTGGTCCTTCTTCATCTCCAGCTCTGCCGCCCGCACCCGGCCGCGCGCCGAGATGTCCCCCCACGAGCGCGTGTGGATCGTGGCCTCCACCACGATGTCCTCCTCCGGGTACGCCCACGCGATCTTCTCTGCCGCCGGCAGCGGGCGCGTCGACAGCCCCGCGAACTGCGGATGGCGGCGCGCCATCTTCACGCGCCCGTCAATCGTGATCCACGGGCGCCCCTGGTACACCTGAAGGTCCAGCCCCGGATCGAGCTGCCAGCGCCGCGCCAGCAGCAGCAGCGCCTCGCGCTGGCCGGGCTGGATCGTCATCCCGAAGCCCGCCTTCTGGACCGTGTCCAGCTCGCGCTCGCTCAGGATGTCCTGGCGCACCGCCAGGCCGGTGTCAGTCGTCTCGCTCATTCATCACTCCCGCCAGCGAGCCGCTGGCCATCACCTGTAGCCGCTTCGCCTCGCGCGCCACGCGGTCCACGATGTCTGTCACTCCGACCGGCGTCGGGTCGCCGTAGCCCTTGACGCCGGTGGTGGTCCCGCGACTGTTGTTCTCCACCCACGCCGATGGCCGCGAGTCGCTCTGCGGCTGCAGCAGCACGAGCTTCTCGAGCGCGTCCGCGCAGCGGCCGGTGGCGTCCACCAGCACCTCGAGCAGCTCCACGATCTGCGCCTCGCGCGTGTGTCCGTTCGGCTTCACGGCTGGCCGCCTGTCAGAAAGCGGTCAGCACCCGTTACGCTTCTGTGTGTGTATCGCATTCCACCACCCACTCCACTGGGCAGGCCGAAGGTGATGCGCCTGCCCAGACTCAAACAGATCCGCGAACGTCGCGCGCTCTCTCAGGACGCCCTCGCCGAGCTAGCCGGCATCGCCCGCAACACGATCTGCCAGATCGAACTCGGCCATACCTATCCGCACGCCAGCACCGTGCGCCGCTTGGCCGACGCCCTCGGCGTCGAGCTGGAGGAACTCATGGGGCTCGCGCCGTCGTCTGTTCGCCGGGCGTCGTAGCCTTCAGCCCGGCGCGGGCGTTCCAGCCGGCCCAGAACGCGGTCATGGTGTCGCGGTGCGCGCCCCGCGTCGTCGGCCGCTCGCCCCAGAACTCCAGATACGCGGAGCGCGCGAGCGGCGGCCAGGTTCGGTAGATCCGCATCAGGTCGGCCGACATGCCGTCGAGCGGATCGCGCGGGCTCATGCTCGCGTCCGCCGCCGGTGCAGCGGCCCGTCCTTGCGGAAGATCAGAAACGTCGAGCCGTTGTTGTACGCGCTCATCTGCTCGTTCCACTTCGGGTCCACCAGCGCGCCGGTCCGCACCTGATGCACCACGTCATACGGCGCAACGTCAATGGCAGAGCGCACCCAGTCCGACTCGAGCACGTACCGCCCACTGTGCGAGTGGTCCGTCACTTTCACCACGATGCCGAGCTTCGCCACCCGCCAGGCCTCGCGCGTGCCGTCCGCGATCACGGTCGGCAATTCGGCATTGGAGTACGTGCCGAAGCGGTGTCCCATGACCGACTCCTCGCCGGCGTCGGCGATATGTGGTGGGTCGAATACCACCACGTCGAAGGAGTTATCCCCATAGTGCAGCTCGCGGAAATCCGCAGCTCCACCCGGCGCCCGGTTGGGGTTGGCATCGTGCGCCGCCGCCACCCGCACGTGGGCGCTGCCGTTCCAGAAGTTGCCCGACCCGTAGGTCACGTCGAGCGCGGTCTCGGCGTCGCCGAAGAAGACGGCCAGGATCAGCGCCACGATGGTCGCGGTGTCGAGGTTCTGGCAGTAGCGCAGCAGCGACACGTCCTCGTCCAGCTCGACGGTGCCCGGCTCCGGCGGCGGCGCCGGCTCCTCATCCTCCTCGTCCGGTATCAGCGCCGCCAATACCTGGCGCAGACTGCCATTCAGCGCACCCCGTCCAACGCGTTGGACCTCGTTCGCTAGCTTGAGCAGGTTGAAGACGTGCGCACGGCGGTAGCCGAACTCGGTCCGCGCCCAGGCCAGGTAGCCCTTCTCGTCGCCGGTGAACTGCGGCCTGGCTTCGAGCAGGAGCTGGCCGATGCGGACAGCCCCGTCGAGCATGGCGCGGCGGCCCTCGTACTGAGCGGCGCGGATGTCGTCGGCGATGTCCTCCAGGCTCCGCGTCTGCTCGATGGGCTGGACTACCTGCAGGTCCATGACCAGCCCCCGATGCCCAGGTAGACCCACTCGCCGATCAGCGCCCGCCCCAGATATTCGATGGCTTGATAGGGCGAGAACGGGTCGGTGTAGCCCACGCTGCGGAAGTGCTCGAGCAAGCCGCCGTGATGGAGCTGCGCGGCGCCGAAGCTGGTGCCACGATCCCCAATGACGTTGGGGCTAAAGGTCCAGCCGGTCTCGCAGCCAACGATACTGGTCAGCCGCTGTGCGGACACCCCGTACGACTCGGCCACCTGGGCGATGGCGGCTTGCGTGTCGTCTGCGGAGTACGCGTTCGCCTGCCCGGTGCCAAACACCAGGCACAGGGGCACCAGGCCCCAGGCTAGTCGTCGCATACGGTCCCCCCGCTAGGAGAAAGTCTCGGATCGCCCTCCAGTCGCGCGGTCGCCAGACGCACGCGGTGATCCCTGGTATCAGCGCGAGCGCGTCGAGCCAGTCGGCCTGGTCCTCGGTCACACGCCCGGTGTTGGTCTTCAGCTCCGCTGCAACGCAGACCGGCCCACGGACCAGAACCAGATCGGGCCAGCCGGATGGCGAGTGGACGCTGGAGTAATGGTGCTGGTGGCGCCAGCCGCCAAGCTCCGCGTGCTCGATAACACGCGTCTGAAAGCTGCGCTCGTCCTCGTCGTTCAGCAGATCGGCGAGGGACTGCAACGCGACCGCTCACGCGACCGCTTCGGTCTTCGCGTATTCGGCTTCGCGCCGCGCCTGGCGCTCCTCTTTGCGGCGCCAGCGCACGATGGCTTCGCGGATCAGCTCTGAGGCTTCGACCTCAACCGCGCGCCCGGCGTCGTTGGCCTTGCGTACGACATCCCTGCCGATTTCGTCGGCGAGCCAGATCGGTCCGATTCGCATGGGGGCCGAGCATGCAACTGCTCCGGCCCCCCATGCTGGCCACTACCCGTGTGGCCACTGGTGGCCACTTACCCGGAATCCGGCGGGGTTACGTGGCCACTTTCACAGGAACATGAACAGGTGGTGGAGGTGCGGAACCGTGTGTGGCGCGACGTGGCTGAGCAGGTTCTGACAGCCGTGCAGCGCCATGGGCAGCGCCAGCGCGGCGGCGGCCAGACTGTGGCCGGTGTGTCCGCGCCATGAGCTGGTCCGCTCGTCGGCCAGCGCGAACAGCGTCCCGCTGCGGATGCGCTCGATGCACTCCTCGAGCCAGTTTCGACCGAAACCGTAGCGGTCCTTGGCGCGTCGGATGGTGCGGAAGCTGGGCTTGTCGTCCTTCCCCTTCCAGTCGGCTGGCGGCGTCCAGCGGAGCTGGATCTCGTCGTAGACCAGCACGTCGGTCAGCTCCATGCCGCGCCCGCCGATGTCGGCTGGGCCCACCTCACGCAGCGCCTGCTCCACGAGCACGAGGAAGTCGAACATGGTCGGGAAGTAGCTCCGGTCACTGAGCTGCTCGACGTTGTAGGTACTCTCGATCTGGGCGTGGCTCCGCGCCAGCGCCTGCCGCGTGTCGGCGTAGTGAGCCTGGAGGCTGGCGACGCGCTGGTCGATCTCCAGCCGTACCTGCTCCACGATCTGCGGCATGAGCAGCGGCAGGATCAGCTCGCGTACCGTCTCGCCCAGATCCGGCTCCGTGAGCACCGTCTGGATGTGATGGAAGAGCTTGACCTTCAAGCGGTTGTGCTTGGTTTCCTCATCTTTTCGGGCCAGCACGCGCACGTGGTTGCCATCGTCAGGGTGCTTCGCATGGGGTGACATCGCGTTGTATCTGCCTTCCAGAGATACGACGTGGATGGCTGCTTGGGAGCGTCTCCTGGCTTACGCCCCCGCTGCTAGGGTTGCGGCCCAACACCATCCCGAGTCCAGCTCCCGAGACCATACTGTGACTGGCCATGGCCACTTCCGTCAATGAACGAAATATGCACGCTAATTCGGGTCGACCGGCACTCCTTGCGCGAGTAGCTGCTCGTGATCACGCTTGTGCTCGTAGATGGTTCGCTCAAGGAGCCCGAACTGCTCGGCCAGTGACTCGTAGGTCTGCCCGTCCATGTTGTGCACACGGACGATCTCAGCGATGCGGCGACGCCAGGGGCCATGCGGGTTGCCGAGCCGCCCCTGCCCGGGCGGGCGCCCACGCGCTCGTGGTCGCAGGACACCGTTGACGGAGGGCGTCGCAACTGGGGCCGGCTGCAACCTCAACAGCGGCCGAACCAGGATGCTGAAGCCGCGTGGGGAGCGGCGGTTGGTGACGCGCACGCTCCACTCGACGTGTTTGGCCCAGACATAGCCGTAGAAACTCCACGACGCGCGACGGCCCGCCGCGACATCCGCCAGACGGTCCGCGAGCAGCTTGGCAGCATCCCCGGTAGACGTGCTAGCAAGCTGGCTCTCGATGATCGCCTCCTCCTCGGGCGTGGACAGGTCGCGCATCCGGCGGCCGCGCATCTGGTCCAGCGTCAGGCCGAAAAACTGGAACGCTTCCGGGGTGGCGTCGAGGATGCGACGGTCGGGATCAACTTCGAGGGTGAAGGCAGGCGCCGGCGGCGCCCCAGGCGCAAGCTCAGCAGCAGCGTCGCCCTCATCGTCCGGCGGCGTGTCGTTGTTCGCCATAGCTACTGCTGTCGCGATCAGGAGGCCGCCTGCCGCGAGGCGAAGCACGCGACGACGGCCGACGCGTTCCGCGTGCCGGCGTAGTGAGTCGTCCACATCGAAGTACCCCCTGCGAAAAAAGCCAAGCGTAGGCCTGGCCATGGCCACATCCGTCAATGGCCAATCAATTGAGCCACTCTTCTGCAAATTTTTTGTGACTGGCCATGGGGTGGCCATGGGCCGTGGCCACCACGCCGCGAGCCGGCTGAGGCAGGCTCGTGCGCATGACCCCGTGGACCGAGCTGACACCCGAGCAGCAGGAGCGCGAGCGGCGCGATGCACTGATCGGGCTGGCCGACGTGCTGCTCCGCGTGTACCGGCGTTGTTATGAAGTCGGACCTCCCGATTTGTATAATGCAACCCATCATCTCCAGGGAGGTGTGCCATGCCATCAGGACGGCCAGGCACCCGAAAGCTCAACCCGCACGGGATAGAGCTGTTCTCCAACGTCATCGCGCCGGTCGGCGCCCGCTGCCTCGTCTATCGCCGCAAGAGCGCCAAGCTCGCTGAGGGCGATGTCTCGCTCGAGGAGCAGGACACAACCTGCCAGCGCCTCATCGAAGAGCTGAAGCTCGTTCAGGTCGGCGACATCTGGGAGCACAACGCTGAAGGCGTCGACCCCGACCGCCCGGGCTTCCGCAAAGCCATCGAGCTGGGGCACGCCGGGTTCTACGACGTGCTGCTCGTCTGGCGCTCAGACCGTCTGTTTCGCGGTGTCGCGTCGGCTGGCCCGGTCGCCCTGCTGCTGCAGGAGACGCAGGACCAGATCAAGCTGCTCTCCTGCACCGACCGCTTCGACCGCAAGTGGCTGGGCGTCGTCGCCGCGTTTGGCGACCACGAACGCGATAGCATCCGCCAGAGAACCATGGACATGCGCATCTACCGCGCACGCCACGGAGAGCTGATGGCGGGCGTGCTGCCCTACTGGATCGGCCGCGACGACAAGAACCACGGCATGCTGATCGCCGACCGCGCCGACATCATGGTCCAGCTCATCGAACGCTACGTAGCTGGCGAGCGCACCCGGCCACTGGCCGTCTGGATGCGCATTGCCGCTCCTAAAGAGGTAGAGCGGCCTGACCTGATGTGGAGCGCTGACCGCATCAGCCGCCTGCTGCATCACACGGCGCTCTACGGCGAGCTGCCCTATTCGCGCACACGCTACAGCCGGAAGCGTCACCCCGACACCGGCAACAAAATGCGGCTCAGCCACAGGAAGGATGCGGACGAGGTGGTCATCATTCCGGTGCCGCCGCTGCTACACAAGGACGCCGCCGAGCTGGCCCTTTGCGCTGGTTGCGAGCGCGACACGCGGCCCACGTACATGGAGCTGCAGGACGCGATCAAGGCCAAGGGCACGCAGGGCAAAGGCCGCTGGCCGAAGATCGACCACCCGCTGCGCAGGCGCGTCTTCTGCGGCGTCTGCGGGCACACGATGAACATCACCGCTCGCGTCGACCGTGTCATGCCGGACGGTTCGCGGAAGCCCTTTCCCAGGACGCACATGTACCTCCGCTGCGCGACCAGCATGGGCAGCGGACGCAACGAGGAGCTGGCCGCGTACGCGGGCACGCACCGCTGCCGCACGCCTGCGCTGCTGGTCCTCTCCACGGTCTGGGAACAGGTCAAGGAGCTGCTCCAGCGGCGCGGCCTGGCGGACGAGATCGACGCGGCTGCGGAGGCGTGGACGAACCGGGACGAGCCTGGAGACAACACGCTTGCACAGCGGCTGGCTGCGGCCGAAGCGAAGGTCAAGGAAGCCGATCAGGACGAGGCGAATCTCTGGAAGGAAAAGAATCGTGGCGGGATCAGCGAAGGCGCCTACGAGATCAACCGCAAAGAGATCCTCGTAACGAAGGCGGGAGCGGAGCAGGAAGTCGAGCGGCTGACCAAACAGCTCAACGACAGCTCGCGCTCACTGAGGGAAGTCGAGAGCGCGCGCGGCGTGGCGAGGAGGCTGCGGGCGGTCCCGTGGGACCAGCTCACCGACACCGACTGGGGCGACATCGCCCGCGCGGTGATCCGTCAGGTGGTCATCGACCGGGACAACCAGCCTCACCTCGAACTCAACATCGATACGGCCCCCGCGTTGCATATTGCGGTAGCCAAGTACTTGGCTACGTCGATTCGCAACAACGCCGCCTAGATCGGAACACTGAGTGGCCGGCGCGCTGCATCTCCTCAGCCGCCGGCCTGGCGCCCTCCCCTCAGGACAAGGGAATGGGCGCCTTTTCATTCTACCGAAGCCACGGGTGACTTGTTCGTGACCGGTTTCTCCCGTACGATTTCGACGGGAGTTGAGGCCCGCCTCTGGAGGAGCTGTTGGTAGAAATACGTCGTATCCCAGCCCCACCGCCCAACGCTCGCGACCGGCTTCGCGAAGCGCTTGGCGCCATCCTTGACGATCCATACTCGGATCAATTCGAGGCTCCTCAAATCGTTGAGCGTGTCGTCAGGGAAATCGATGAAGATCCCGAGTGGCGCCGCGAGTTGATCGCCGAAAACGTCGCACCGCTTGTGCGCGGCATGCTGGGCAATTTGATGGCTGTTAGCCGACAGCTAGGGCTGAGTACTCCCATCCTTCTGGGCGCCCAGCTTCTGGGGCCAGTCGAGGTCGACCGCTTCGTGGAGCGCCGCTCGTCCGCTTTCGATGAGTGGCTCGAGCACGCGGGCTCCAAGCATCTCCGTCTGCTCGACATGCGCAAGAAGGATCTGCGCGTGGCGCGCAGGGAGCGCGTCAAGCTGGGCATCCGCTACCTGCATGTGGCGCGCATCCACCAGCTCCTCGAGGAGCAGCTCGACAACGAGGACCAGACCGTGGGCGACAAGTTCACCGTCGAAGAGATCGCCCGCTTGGCCGCCACCGAAGCGCTGCCCGTGGTCAACGATCCGAACCTGATGCACCTGTTCGCCGATCTGGACGGCCCGGTGCTGTCCCTGCCTGACCTACCGGAGGTAAAGAAACGTGGGCGTTCTCGATAACCAGCCAGCGGCACTGAATCAGTGGGCCCTCTACGGCGGCGCGCTCGCATGGCGCGGCAAGGTGATGGGCGGCGTGCCCAAGAACACGCGAGTGATCGAGGGCTGGTTGCGCGCTCGCGCTGGCATCAGCGAGCAGGAGGAGCTGCGCCAGTCGCTGGCCAGGACCGCGCTGGACATGGGCCTGGACGTGAAACCAGGCATGTCCTACGACGATCTGGTCACGCTCACCGACAAGGAAGCCGAGACCAAGCAGACCAACGGCTTCAAGCGCGGCGCGCAGGGGCTGTACATCGAATCGCGCCAGCTCAAGGCCGCCCTGAAGGAGAGCACGAACATCCTCTTCTCGGCGCAGCGCTGGGGGCCGACGAAGAAGGGCTTCCGGTCAATGCTGGCCGAGCGGGTATTTGTCTACCCGCACGAGCTGTTCCTCCACGCCGAAGAGCCGACCGGCATCGAGATGACCATCGGGCATCTGAACGGCCCGCAGGGTCCGCGCTCGAGCCTGGGCTACTGCGAGTACGTGGTCGGCGCCCACATCGAGTTTCAGGTACTGGTGCTCGAGGATGCGCTGAGCGACGATCAGTGGGTGCGGATCTGGAACCTCTGCCAGCAGGAGGGCCTGGGCGCCAAGCGCAGCGCCGGCTACGGCGAGTTCGACCTGACCCGCTGGGACAAGCTGGGCCACCCGACCGCTGAGCAGTGGGAGGAGATCATGCGAGTCGACCGCCTGCAGCTCTCCGACGAGCCGCTCCTCGCCAGCGTCAACGGCGTCTGAATACCGCCCCGGTCTCCCGGCGCCGGGTCACAGCCGGCCGGGGGTGACGCCGCCTTAGCAGCTCGAATTTCGACTATCCGCGACCGCGCATTGCGCTTCAGACCTCCGCGCGCCACCGCAACCCTCCCCGACAGCCCAGGCTCAACGCGGGGATCATCGCTCGTCTGGCCCCAGCCGACTGGTCCGACCTACGCACGTCCGGCCGTACCGGCGCAGCCTCGATGCCGACTCGCCTGCCCCCAACCGACTATGCCTGCCGTCGCGATCCCAGCCATGCCCGCACGCCGACTGCACAGTTCTGCTCACAGCGCGTCCCGTCAAGTCCGAGCCGTGTCCCGTCTGGCCTCGCCCCTGCCGACTAACCAATGCGTAACCAGCTCGATCCCGACCCCGAAGCCGACTGGCCTCGTCGCGTCATCCTCTTGCCATCGTTCATTCCAGCTCGTGCCCCTGCCCGACTACCCACGTCGGTTCGAGCCGGCTTCCAATCCGTCCGGCCCCGACTTCCCATCCCCAGCCGATTGCGCGCCTCGCCGACGCCGACCCCGCTGGCCAACACCGCCCTCGAGCACGTCGTAGCTCTGCACCGCCGACAAACCACGCCTCGTCGCCCCAAACTCCTCGCGCTGCCGACACCTCCAGCCCGCCCGAGTGCCTGCCCGCGCCCCAGTCCGCTGCCGACTTCCCGGATCTCGCCAAACACCATTCCGCTCCCGCGACTACGCGAGCCCAACCCCGTCATTGCTCATCCGCCCGCCGCCGACATGCCCGGTCGATGCCCGCCGGCCCCCGTCCCGTCGATACCGACGCTCCCGGTCCCTTCACTCCTTACCATGCCCTAGCCTCACCAGCGCTGGCCCAGGCCGACTAGCCCAACCTGTCCTCACCCATCCCCATCGGACCCGACTCCTCAAGCCGGCTCTTTCCGAATCGAGTCATGCCGCCGCCGACATCTCCTACCCGTACCTATCCCCGCGCGAGCCCCCTCTATGCGCGTCCGACATCCCGAGCCTAACCTTGCCGTCGCCATGCCAGGCCGACGCGACACGTTTCCTTACCCACAACGATCCGGTGCCGACTGACCATCCCCAGTTCCCCCGCTCGTCCCGTCCTCGCGATGCCGACCACCCAACCCATGCCTTGTCTGTGCCGACTGACGGCCCAAGCCACAACGAGCCGCGCCTATCCCTTGCCTGCCCCGACCATCAAGTCCTGCGCCGCGCCGACTAACCTGCCTCTTCGCACGTCTCGTCGTACCCCGTCACTGCCGACATGTCATCCCTGGCCATCGCGACCCCGCTCGAGCCCCGACTACGCACTGCGCGCCCGTGTCGACCCCGATCTCTTTCCCGACCACACGAGCCGAGCCTTCGCCGTCCGAGCCGGACCATCACCGACAAGCCGATTCATGGCCAAGCCAGAACGAGCCCTGCCGTTTGCCGACTACTCCAACCCGCTGCCTCTCAGCACCGATCCACATCGTTGCCGACTACGCTCGCCCCGCCGATTCCCGCCTCGTCCGAGCTGCCCATGCCATCGCCGACTATGCTCGTCCCGTCTTGTTCGGGCCTCGCCAAACCACGCCATCGCCGACTTGCCACCGCCCACCATTGCTTGCCAGCTCCACGCCGACATCCCCAAGTCGGGCCCCCTCCGGTCAGCTCACTGCCGACAAACCAAACCACGGCAGCTCATTCGCGACCCCTACCCCGACAGGTCTGACCACGCGCCGCCCACGTCATGTCTACCCCTCGTCTGAACCGACTAGCCCAACCTAGTCCTAGCCCAGCTCTCGTCTGCCCCAGGCCGACAACCCAAGCCCGCGCGACTCAAGCCTTCCCTGAACCGACATGTCATTTCCTAACGACGCAAGCCATTGCAGCGCCGACTTCTCGAGCCGCGCCCCCACTACGCCGCCCGCCGCCGACAATGAGGCGTGCCCCGGTCCCAGGCGTACCGCCGCCGCAACTACGACGACGACTACGACCAGGGACTGGGCTGCGCCACCTGTGGCACGTTCATCGTGGTCATGATCGTGATCGGCGGCGTGCTCTGCTACGTCCTGCTGAAGGTGTACGGATGGATCTGATGGTTGACCCGTGGGTGCTGGCCGGCTCGCTGCTCGCCGGCTTCGGACTCGGCTGGCTCGCCTGCTTCGTCTACTTCGTGCTGCTCCGCTTGCGCTTCACCCAGGCGGCTGCCTGCGAGCCGACCACGCCGCCCAGGAAGCCCGCCACGAACGGCGGACTGTGCTCAGACAGGAACCCCAGGAGAACGCCCCACCAGGGCACGCCGTTCACGTCGTTGTGATGTGACCGGCCAGTGTGCTGAACCAGCCCTCGATCTGCCAGCCGAACGCCGTCACCGCGATCAGCACGACGATCGCGACGGTGGCGATCAGCAGCCCGTACTCGACTACGTCCTGGCCATCCTCGTCGCGGATCAGCGCTGGTGCAGGCGCAGGTAGATCAGGAACGCGAACAGGGCCACCATCACGATCACCGACGCCACCCACGCCTGCCACTCATTCACAGTAGACGCGCTAGCGCCACTCCACCGATCAGCAGCCCTGTCTTCTGGTCGATCTGGCCCAGGGCCAGGAACACGATGTCGATCAGCAGCACCAGCAGCGCGATGATCCAGCCCACGGTGAGCCAGGTCGGGCCGCCAGCAATCGTGATCACGAGGGGGCCAGGGTGATCACGCCAACCGCCGGTGCGCCCGGCGTGATGCTGTAAAGCTGGGACTCGGCGCGCACGGTCTCACCACCCTCGCCGGGCGTGGTCGCTACGACCATGAACTGGCCGCTGGAGGCCAGGAAGTGGACGGTGGCTGTCTCGTCGCTGGTGTCGGCGTCCAGATCCGGGTTGACCTGAACGGCGGCCGACGCGGCACCATTCTCATCCTCGGCCGACCACGTCGTATCGGTCTTCTGGTGGTCGATCTGCGTGCCCAGACGGTCGTACCAGTCAACGCGGGCCGGCACGTCCTCGGCGGGGATCTCGGTAACCATCGTCATGAGCTGCTCCTGTCCGAGAGTGATGCGCCCCGTTCGGGGCTGGGCGTTCCACGCATCAAGCGTGGCGGCGATGCCTTTGAGCGCGACCCAGATGTCGCCGCAGTAGTCGAGTAGCTGCCGAGTGGTGTCGTCCACTGCACCAGCTAGAGCCTCCCGGTGATGACCATGCCGTTCCAGCTCCCCCAGACGCTGGCCTCGTACGCGTCGAGCTGGCTACCGACTCCCTTCCAATTGGGGGCGGGATTGGCCAATTCGATCACGCCTGGCCCGACCGTCCGGAACCCGGAGTGGTGATACCAGGCTGCTCCGTTCCCCTGCATCGGATAAGCACCGCTCCAACGCAGGATGTCGTCTCTGTTGAGGTACTGCTTCCGCAGCACCGTATAGCCCAGGCTGTTGAACATCACCTCGAGGTCGTACATGTCCGCCCGGGCCAGCCCGTAGGCAGGGTCGACGGCGCCCGGATAGGTGGCCGTCCTCAAGGCGTTGACTACGTCGTACTCGTTCCACTTGCGGCCCAGGCGGAAGTCACCGATGGAATTCAAAATCCAAGCACTGGAGGCACAGGAGCAAGTCCAGTCGGAGGTCTGGATTACCGCCGGTTCCCAGGGGTCGTACTCGAACTCCTGGGTCGGCGTCTCGGGATCGGGCGGGTATGGCTCCTGGGGCGTCGGCTTCCAGACCGGCGTCCACCACGCGGTCATAGCGGGTCGTTCGCCAGCGAGGCGCCGCCATCGGGCGACCACTCGATCACGGCCCCGGAGGCGAAGGCTCGCTGGACCACGCCCGGACTCACCTCGATCTCGTCACTGGTGGGCGGCCCCAGGTACTGGGGCGGATCGGCGCTTTTCAGGCTGCGCCAGTAGCGATAGATGCCGTTCTCGGTGTCGGTCCAGTACTCACCCCAGACCACATGGTCGATCTGCGATCCGCTCATCGCGGCACCTCCTGTACCCGGCCATTCGCTCGCTCGTCGGTTGGCTCCCAGACCACGCCGCCCGTGTTCCAGTCGACCTTGATGTTCGCCGGAGCTCCGGGCGGGGGCAGCTCGAGAGCAGCGTCCTCACACGCGCTCCGGAGCGCGTCCTCGAAGTTTGACGCCAGGGAGCGGTAGGTGGTGTCCGCCGCCTGCAGGACGGTCTGAGCGCCCTCCAGACGCGCGTGGAACCGCGCCAGGCGGCGCAGGGCTGATGGGCTCAGGTTAGGCAAGGGATTCCTCCTCAATCGGTTGCAGGCGCCGCACAAGGTCGCGCACCACCTCCCAGAGGATGGCCGTCACGCGCATGTAGTCCATTCCGGCAACCTGGCCCTGGGCATCCACGTTCACGATCTCGGGCACATGTGCCAGCCAGTCGTCGGCTACGAAACCGATGTTTGGAGCGCCACCGTCGCGGAAGTTGAACCTGACGCCGCGCAGGCTGGGCTCGCCGATGAGTTGCAGGGCTCGCTCGCCAATCGGCGCGATGTCCGTCTTGAAGGCGCGGGGCGAGGACTGGACCATAAACGCCGCCGCCTGCACGCCGGCCCAGCCGCCGCCATTGTGTTGCACCTTGAAGTTGCCACCGCCGGCGGGAATCCAGGCGTTCATGTCCGAGCCGCCGCTGGTGTCGATGGACGCGCCGTTCGTCCAGCGGTACGCGCCCGTGCCGGTCAGGTAGATGCTGACGTTGTTGTTCAGGTTGATCTGGCCGCCGTTGACGTTCAGCGTGGTCGCCAGCGTAGTGATGCCGGTGACGACGAGCGTACCGCCGACAGTCAGCGCTGAGTCGAGCGTGGCCGCGCCCGTAGCGTGCAGCGTGGTCGCGCTCGCCGCCTGGAGTGTGGTCGTGCCGCTGACGGTCAGGTTGTTGGTGATCGAGACGTTGCCGCCAGTGACGCTCAGTCCGTTGCCGATGGCAACCGTGCCGTTGACCTGAACGCCGTTCGCGAGCAGCGTGCCGTTGACGGTCAGCGAGGCACCCATGGTCACATTGCCCGCGTTGTCGACGGTCAGCCGCGTCGAGCCCGCCGTCTGCAGGATGATGCTCGAGCCGGCCAGGACCAGCGGACGCCAGGTGCTGGCGCCACGGTCATAACCCTGGAGCACGGCGTTGGCACCATCCCAGTACATCTCGATACCCTGGCCGCTCGAGGGATACGCGGTGCGGTGGCCGGTGCTGCGGAACCAGTCAGGCAGATCCAGCGCCGTCAGGAACGCACCGCTGGAGATCGCACCTCCCTGGTGAGGGCCGGAGTGCGTGTGACCGCCGGCCTGGTTGTAGGTGGCGTCGAGCGACTGCAGGCTCTGGCGCAACCGGATCGTCAGGTAGTCGGCGGTGTCGTCGGCATCGACGGCGAGCTGCAGGCCCAGCTCAGTGGTTGAGTCGCTCATTCACATCACCCGTAGCTGACTAATCGTGTATCCGCGCAGATCGCCGATCACTGTGCCGCGCAGGCGGCGGACGATCCCATAGACGCTGAGCGTCGCGAATTGGGCGGCGTTGAAATCGATCAACCACTGGAGCGCGCCGCCCGCCTTCCACGGCACCTGGCGTTCGGTGTAGTCGAAGAGCGCCAGGCTGTCGAGCGTCTCGTCCGTCAGCTCGATCACGGCCAGGTTGGGGCTGGCCACGAACTGCTGGACGACCTGGCGGATCTGCCTGCCCGACTGGCGCATGGCCGCGCCGTCGCGGCGGGCCACCCAATCACGGGCGTCAATCGTTCCACTGTAGTCGAGCCTGAACCGCGGAATTACGCGCTCGTGGATCGCGATGCCCTCGAGCACCGGCGTCTGGGTGCTGTCGAAGTTCGTCAGCGTAGCCCGCAGCGAGATCATGCTGCCGTTGACGTTGGGCGGGAAGTCCAGCCTGAACCCGGAGTAGATCAGGTCACCGGTCAGCGACACGTAGGTCGCCATCTGGTCGCTGGGCGGCGGCCCGCCGGCGGTGCCGGCCAGTCGGTAGCTCAGGTTGACGAAGTTTCCCTGCGTGATCTGCGGACCAAAAATCGAGGCGGCAACCCATGATTTTGTATCTGCCTCGAACATCGCGGTATGCCATGGGATGTCGATGCTCGCCGGGGCGGTGGTATATTCCGCACCGCTGTTGAGCGCGAGCGGGTTCTGGGTCAGCTTGAACCACGAGTAGGTGCCGTTCTGGAAGCCCACGTACAGGCGGTCAGCTCCGCTCGCGTTCGATATGCCCAGCGCGGTGACGCGCTTCCCAGCCCACCAGGCAATCGCGCCATCGTATTGATCTGAGAATTTGAACGAGTCCGTATTGTCCGGCTCCCAGTTGCCGTAGGTGAGCAGGTAGCTGTTGCCGTTGCTCTTGTTGAAGATGGCGCAGAAGCCGATCTGCGCGCCCCAGCCGATGAATGCCTGGACCTGGCCGTAGACCTCGCTGGCGTTGTCTAACTGCCTCTCGGGGCCGATGGGGTTGAGGACCACATCGGGCATATCGATCTTCCAGAAGGTGGGCCCGAGTCGAGCGAAGACGGAATTGAGCCAGGGAGCTGCCGTGCGGCCGTTGGTCACGTCGTACGGCACGCGGGCGCCCGGGAATTCATCGTTCACCGAGCCGTCGACATTCAAGGTGAACACCCCGCCGTCACCCTGAA